GCAGGGGCGAAATATTGCGTTTTTTTTGTCGCGATTTGGCGTTTACCTTTGACGTATGGACGAACTGACAGACAAGCAAAAGCTGGCGTATGCGCGCATAAAGCAAAGCCTGCGCAGCGCACGACACATCGGCGAACTCGATGAAGATTTGCTAAAAATGGCAGCGTGCCTAACGGTTGAGGTGCGCGAGCTGCAAGCCATCATAGACGAAAAAGGTTACACGTACGAATTCAAAAACCGTGACGGCGGCGTAATGACGAAGCACAGGCCGGAGCATCAGATGCTTGTTGAATCGCGCAGCAAGTACCTCGTGGTTTTGAAAGAGTTGGGCATGACGCCAGCGGCCCGCAAACGCATTGAAGTGGACGTAGAGTTGGACGACGAATTGGAAGAGCTGTTGACCTTCAAAGATGCTACAAGCTGAGGCGCACCAATACGCGCTTGACGTAGTACACGGAAAGCAGGCGGCGAGCAAGTACACGCGCAAAGCGTGCGAACGTTACCTCAAAGACCTTGACACCGCCGAGGAACGCGGCCTTGAATTCCGCGCGCATACTGCGCAGGCTTACATCACCTTCTTTCAGCGCGCCATCAGGCATACCGTAGGTGAATGGGACGGCCAGCCTTTCAACCCGCTTCCGTGGCAAAAGTTTATCTTGTGGAATCTTTACGGCTGGTTTCGTGAAGACGGCACACGAAGATTTAATTATGCGTATATTACTGTTGCTCGTAAGAATGGGAAAACGACGCTTATGGCAGGCGCTGCTTTGGCGGCTCTTTTCTTTGACCAAGAAAAAGCTGCTGAAGTTTATTTTGCAGCAACTAAGAAAGACCAAGCCAAGATTGGATTTGACGAAGCGCAGCGCATGGTATCAATTTCGCCGCCGCTCAGAAAGCACCTCAAAGCAGGAAAGCACGACATCAAAGCGCCGACGCTTTCGGCGCGGTGTACGTACCTAAGCGCGGACCGCGATACGCTCGACGGCCTCAACATTCACTTTGCAGGAATCGACGAATACCACGCGCACCCCACCGACGGCGTGGCGAACGTATTGCGGTCCGGTATGCAGGCGCGCCGCAACCCTTTGCACCTTACAATTACCACGGCCGGCTTTAATCGCGAATCACCGTGCTACGAATTGCAAAAGACGTGCAAAGAAATTTTGGACGGCATCAAACACGACGACGCGCAATTTGCGATTATCTACGAACTTGACGAAGGTGACGACTGGACCGACAGCAGCACGTGGGTAAAAGCCAACCCGTCATTGGGTACGGCATTGCGTCCGCAGCTTTTGGAATCGCAATTACAACAAGCCATAAACCTCGGCGGCTCGCGTGAAGTGGAATTTAAAACCAAACACCTCAACCAATGGGTGACGGCTTCGAAGACGTGGATACAGGATGAAGTTTGGATGCGTAACAAACGCGAGGCAAACCTCGACGGCCTGCCGTGCTTTGGAGGCCTCGACCTTGCAAGCGTAAGCGACATGACGGCGCTGGTCATGGTTTATCCTGAAGACGGAGGCTACCACGTGCGCGGTCATTACTTTTTACCCAGCGACACGGTTGACCAAGTGTTAGACCGTGACCCCGCGCATATTTACCGAACCTTTCGAGAGCTGCCGAACGTGCATCTGACAGACGGCAACGTTACCGATTACGCCAGCATTAGGCGCGTAGTGAGCGGCGTGATGAATACGCCCGACGGTCAGGTAATTGATGAAGGCAGCATTATGCATAAATACCAAGTACAGAAAATCGCATTTGACCGATACAACAGCACGCAAATCGCCATCGACCTCGTAGACGACGGCGTGCCGCTGGTGCCGTTTGGTCAAGGTTTTGTGTCTATGTCATCACCCACAAAACAGCTTGAAGTATTGACGCGCACCGGAAAGATTTGGCACGATGGCGACCCCGTTTTACGCTGGGCGTTGGGCAATGTTGAATTGAAGATGGACCCCGCAGGAAACATAAAAGCCGACAAACAAAAGAGCGGCGGAAAGATTGACCCGATAGTTGCCATGATAATGGGCATCGGCGAACACATGAAAACGCCACAGGTCGAGGAAGCTTATTTCGACATAATTTCGCTTTCGTAAATTGCGCACAATATGGCAACACTCAAGGACAGATTGGGCGCGTTACTTCGCTATCGAGTTGGCAAGTACGACAGCCAAGCGATACCCAATGAGCTGGGTATATTTGGCCACACGGTAAGCGGCGCGAATATCAACGAAACCACGGCGCTCACCATTTCCACAGTCTACGCTTGCACGTACAAAATCGCGTCTACGGTTGCCAGCTTAGGCCTTGAAGTGTACGAAAAGAGCGGCAGGGAGATACAGCCCGCCAACGTTCACCCAGCTTACGACGTTATCAAATACCGACCCAACGAATACCAAACGGCATACGAATTTTGGGAAACCATTGTAAGCATGGCGGTGCTGCACGGGTGCGGTTATGCGTTAATTGAGCGCGATAATCGCGGATATGTCACCAACCTCATTGGCCTCGATTACTACGACGTTGACCGAAAATTTGTCAATGGTCAACCCGTTTTTAGCGTCAAAAATGTAGGCATGGTTCAGGCTGAAAATATGCTGGAGATTTGCAACCTTCAACGCAAAAGTCCAATCCGTTTGCACCGCGAAAACCTTGGTTTGGCGAAAGCAGCCGAGGAATTTGGTGCGGAATATTTCGGCAGCGGCGGCCAAATGACCGGCATTTTGTCCAGCGACCAGCCGCTAAGAAAGGAGCAAATGGACCTTATCCAAGGCAGCTGGAACAGCGCGGCGCGTCAAGCGGGCACTAAGCTGCTGCCGTTTGGGTTCAAATATTCGCGCATTTCCATCAGCCCCGACGAAGCGCAATTTATCGAAACGCGGAAGTTTCAAGCCGAGGAAATTTGCCGCATCTTTAGCGTACCGCCGACTTTGGTGCAGCTGGAATCGCAGACCACTTACAACAACGTCGAGCAACAAAACCTGCAATTTGCACGCCACACAATTTCACCGTGGGCCAAACGCATCGAGCAGGAGATTGACAGGAAGTTGATTCAATCACGCGAGCGGCCACAGATTTACAGCAAGTTTTTGCTGAATGATTTGTACCGTGGCGATATGCAAAGCCGTGCGAGTTTCTACACGCAGATGCTTCAAAACGGCGTTTTAAATATTAACGAAGTCCGAGAACGGGAAGACCTGAACCCCACGAGCGGGGGTGACACCCATTGCGTGCAAGTAAACCAAATCGCACTTGACAGGTTGGGCGCTTATTCGGACAAACTAACAGAAAGTAATGGAACAGAATAACGACAAGCGCATTGAAGAACTGCGCAGCCAATACGGCGAGAACGTAGAACTGCGCACGGCAGAAGTCCGCGCAGCAGGTGACGATACGTTAGTGGTTGAGGGCTACGCCAGCAACTTCGATGTAGAATACGACTTAGGATATTTCAAAGAATCCGTATCGCGCGGCGCCTTCGATGAGGTGTTAAACGATGACGTGCGCTTTTTGCTGAATCATACGGGCGCGCCATTGGCACGAACTACGAACGGCACACTGGAATTAAGCGTTGACGAAACGGGCCTAAAGTACCGCGCGGCACTTGCTGACACGCAGGACGGGCGCGACCTTTACAAGCTGATTAAGCGCGGCGACATCACGCAAAGTTCGTTTGCGTTTACCATCGACAAAGACGAATGGAGCGAGGACCGCAGCACGCGGACCATCACCAAGGTCGGCAGGTTATTAGACACGAGCGCGGTGACTTATCCCGCCTCGGCGTCAACCTCCGTATACGCGCGAAACATGGCAGCGGCGGCGCAGGAAGTGGCGGCATTGAACGACGAACAGGAAACGCAGGAACCCGCACAGGAGGAACGCGCAGAACCTGAAACTATAAAAACCGAAGCGCGTAACTTTACGCAGAACTTAGAAAGCAATTTTTCAAATATGACACTTAACGACCTTAAAGGCCAACGCTCCGCGTATTACGAGGAGTTCGTAGGCATCGGACAAAAAGCGGATTCAGAAGGCCGCTCATTGACAGAAGCAGAGCAGGAGCGATGCGACAAGCTTGACAACATGATTGCCGACCTTGATGTAAAGATTAAGCACAAGACGCGCGAGCAGGAAATGGTTGCACGCATGGCGCAGAGCGGAAACGTAACGACTTCAGAGAAGCGAGAAATCGAGCGCGTCAACGGCGCATTCTCTT